TTAATGTTTATACAAATCAAATGTTGTATCAATAGCCAATATATAAAATGTCTTATCTATCATCTTTCCAATTACTCTGCCTTGATTTTTTAAGCGAAACACAAAAAATTTATCAGTGCAATAGTCATCTCGTCTCTCCTTGAATTCAAGGGGTATGGTTAATTTTTTTAATGCATGGGAGCTAAGTGTCTCAATTCCTTGCTCCTTCCTAAGAGCCAACACTTGAACCCAGTCCATAGAAGATAAATAATAAATTTTTTCTAGTAAAAGCGTATGGATTAAATTATTATTTTCTAAATTATATTTCTCGTGTTTAGTAATAAATGAAAAATTAAATTGAACATATTCTGGTTTAAAATCTTCAAGTTTATTAGACTTTATTTTTGGTCTTGCTTTTACTTTTTTACTTTTAATTTTTGTCATTCAACTATTTCTTTAACAAAAAAATCTTTGATTAGATTAACATCGATTTCCTGACTTTGAGTTGTTTCTAACCACGGAGCTTCTCCATGCGTTTGATTCATTAACTCTATCGCAGACATATCGCCATATGCATCAACGACTGCATTCAAAATAAGAGCCGCTTCTTGATCGGAGTTTACCTCTTGATAATCTCCTATTTCAGTATCGCTCATCCCGTTACTTGTAGAATCAACTATCTCTCTTGACCCTTTGTATACATCATACACTTCTTGAACAGCTGGCCCATATTTCCAAGCTAGAATTTTTTCCGGGAACAATAATTTATCATATAAGGCTAACGATACACCTTGAGCATAGTACAATAATTTCATTACTTTTAATTGAGTCAAAGCTTCAACATTATCATTAGTTTTCATGTCTGAATAATTTCGAACTTTGAACCAATTGACAATTTTTAATACATCAATCATCGCATTACTCCATAACTAAATATTTAGAAAGGTCTTGAGTTATAGCAACTACATTATGCCATAGTTTCAACCTTATTTCAACTTATAAATACTTATTTTTGTTTCTAAAAACGCAAATTTTCTTTACAAAAACGTAAACTTTTAGTGTTTTTACGTTTTTATTTATATTTATACTGTAAAAAAATACAAAAACGCCCCCAGCAAAAGCCGAGAGCGTGTTAAAGTGTTTACTATTTGATTATAGCATTAATTGTAATAATTGACTAAATCGTCCTTATCTCGACAAGAAAGCCAGACTGTACCGAATTGACCGAACTCGAACTTACGCCAGTACCAACCGCCATAGTATCCACCTTCACCTAAGTCACGAATATGAGCTTCATCGATCTCGAAGCTGAAGTACATACCAGCTTTGAAGTCTTTATCGGCTCCATCTCTAACATTGTTGCCATTTTCATCGACCCAGTTTACCAATGCTACAGGAATACCGTTGTCAGTCCAATCAAACCCAACAGGCGCTAAGTAGTCGCATTTGATTTGATAGATACCGTTAACAAACGCTACGTCATTAGCTAGATAGTAAGCTTTGCTGTCTGGTTTACGACCTCCTGAAACAACCGTGTTAGGCTGTGTAGCTGTTGACCCACTAAAACGCCAAGCTTCAATATAGGCTGGTTTTTCGATTGCATAATATTGGTCCCAATTATGACTTGATACCGCTGTTCCTGCTTGTCCGCCAGTCCAGTAGTCAACGGAAATAAATGTGTTAGCGTCCTCTAGTACTCCGACATGTCCACCAGCTCCGCCAGATTGCGACATATCAGCGCCCCATGACATGAGAATAATGTCACCTCGTTGACCGTTCCAATCTTCGTTTTTAGACACTCGATAAAAGCCGTTATTTGCCAATTGTGAGCCTAGAGTGACCGTTGACGGTAAACCAATGATATTTACTCCTGCTTCTTTAAGAGCCTGAGAAATTGAACCTGAACAGTCCGCTGTGCCGTCTGAGCCGTTTCGACTGCCATACATTGAATAAGTGAGCTTTCCTCGACGACTTTCAAACCAATTGATTAAAACATCTGTATTCATTTATTTTCTCCTTTCCAGTTATCATTCATTTCTTTCACTGCTGCTTCAATAAACATTTCAAGCTGACTGTCAGACAAATAGATATTGTACTGTTCTAGCCCTTTCTTAACTTTCGTTTTAGCAGCATTTAATTTTTGTTCGCCTTTAGCGTCCTCATTTGCAATCTGCTCCACTGCGTTAACAGCATTCTTTGCCACGATTTCAACGATACGCAAAGCTTTTTCACCGCCTTCTTTAAAAAGGTAATCTTTTACGGTTTTAACGATAAATCCAGCTAAACCTGTCAAAATAAGCATAGCTGCTTGTATAATCACATCATTCATGTTCTTCTCCTCTTCTGCGTTTTACTGCGCATAGTTTAAAACATCTGCGTCTTCCTGACCACATCTTCTAGACCATCAACTTTATCTTGCAAGACTGATATATCTTTGCGTGTCTCCAGCGACAAGCTATTAACCGCTTCGGTTAGTCTCGCCATTTGTTGCTGATTTTCGGTAGCAATCCGATTGTTGGAAGCTAACAGCTCCTTGTTGGTTTCTTGAAAGCCCGTTACTAGCTTCTTGATAACCCAAGTCATAGCTGAAACTAACAATAAGATGACAAGGATAATAGCTGTCGCTAAAATCCCGCCAACCTTATCAATCGTCCAAGTTGCCCTCATGGCTTCATGGATAACATCTTGTCCCACCATAAGCTCCTCTGCTTCCTATGCTTCACTAGCATTTGTTTCTGTTGGCTCGCTCCAGATTGGATTACCATCTTCGTCAAATTGCATAATATAGCATTTTGCATCAAGTAAATCTGAAACAGGAATGCTAGTGATTGAACCGCCATATTGTGAAATACCATAGATTTTTTCAAACTCTTTAAGTTGACGTTTGCCATCAACCACAACTGGTTTTTGTTCTTTTGAAATATACATGTAAAAATCATAGCCATTTGAGCGATAGCGGATATATTCACCGTTTTCTCGCATGTATTTGACTGCTGTTGGCAAATCAAAAGGTTGTGTAATTTGAGTAGTATCAAGTAATTCTGTCATTTTGTTTTTCTCCTTTTTATAAAAAATAATTAATAGCTAAATACTAGTGTGCCGCGATAGTTAACGTTAGCTTCTGCGTCCAGAATATGCAGTGTGCCGTCTGAATTAAGCTGGATATTCTTGTCTCGTGGCGTAATCGTCCACGCTTTCGCTGTCATCATGAGCGATTTCTTGGTAAATTCTTGCGGAATACCGCCGATCGTATGCGTTCCCGCACTGTTAAATGTCACGTCGTAGTTAACCAGTACCAGACGTCCTTGAATCATATACTCACATCCGCTAACGCCTGTTGATGTCCAGTTCGTGTAATTAGTTGCTTGAAAGTTCAAATAACCAGACGACGTCATGGTTAAACGTCGTTTAAGCTCGCTGTCAATTTCAAAACGGATTGCGCCGAAGTCTGGATCAGACAGACCATAGTGTAGGACGTTCTCGAGATTATCGTTGTAATCAACGACTAAGAAGCGTAGTTCACCAGATTGTAGAACTGCCAAAGGCATATCTGTTGGCGTTGTTTCGCCGCCGTTCTTCCGCTGAATCGCACCGGACGAAGCCAATCCATGATTGTCCATATATAGACCTTGCTTATGCGCTGGACGGTTGAATGTGCCCCAACTGTCAATTGAGCTACTTGCAGCCTTGTTTTCTTGTAGCAAGAGCGAACCACCTTCAATTTTACCGAGATTTGAGTTGACGGCAGACAGATTGCTGACATTTAATTTCTCTGCTGTAATCGCACCATTGACAATCATGTCACCGCTAACTTTCATTTTCTTGGCAATAATTTGAACGTCTGATTCATTTTGCGCAATCATTGTCGCAAACGTGTTACCGTTTACCGTTTTACCGACTTTTGTCACGAAACCGTTATTATCAAGATTTAAGCTAGCTGTTTTAACCGTCGTCTCGTTCAGCGCATTCAAACCAGATTGAGCTGCATCCGCTTTTGAGACGGCTGTGTTCGCTGTCGCCTGCGCATTGCTTGCTGCAGTCTGTACGCTTGACACGCTTGCAGTGATTGCGTCGGTTGTTTGCTTGATTTCTGACTGCGCAGCGGCTAGCTTGCTGTCGTAGTCTTCTGGTGCAGGTGACCAGTCTGTGGGTACGCTGCCTCTCTCGAGCTTAACACCGTACAACCATACTTCGGATTTAAAAACAGCTGGTTGACGACAAGGAATTAGGCTTTTGAGACCAGATACTGTAGGCAACGTTTTCCATGTAACCCAATATCGTTCCCAGTCCGATTTCAATGTATGACTAATAGAGCCATCGGCTGCTGTAGTAGTTTTACCATCGCTATTAACACCGTGCGCCACACAGCTTGGGAAGAAATGGCTGTATATAGTTCCACTACCTTTAGCCCAAAAAGATAACGTGTATTCAGTGCCAGGAAGAACGGTTAAAGCATTATCAAATTGAATATCGTAGTTATTCGAAGCTGTATTTGTACCGGTAGACGTACTATGATAAACATTAAAATCATCGATAATATCCGTAACTGTCGCAACCTTAGTATTCCAAGTCCAACCCGAAGAGAAGTTAGCAGTACCTCTAACTAAGTTTGTTCCGCCGATACTTGTAGGTATCTTCCCCTCAACACTCGTAATCTTACTGCTCAACTCGTTAGCTTTAGCCGTGATGTTATTTTCTGCAGTCGTAACACGTCCGCTTAGCGAATCAAAATCAGATTGTGAAACCTTGGCTTGCAAGCCAGTATTTAGCGCACTGATTTGGGTCGTGTGTGTGCTGATTCTTTGAGCATTACTGTTCGCGGTAGCTTGCGCGTTATCGGCTTTGCTTGTGGCAGTTGTGATGCCAGATTGTAGTTCTGTCTTAGCACTGTTTAGCTCTGTTTTAGTTGCAAGCAAGGTCATGCCGTCAGCAGTTTGCTGAATTTGGCTAGATAGTGAGTTGATTTGACTTGCTGTGTCTTCGGGTGCTGGAGTGTAACTCAAAGGCACTTTGCCTTCATTCAACATCATGTCATAAATATAAATTTCATCCCCAGCCGTTAGATACCAAAAAAATGGTCTAAAAAAGCTGTTTGATGTAGCTTTAAACGTGCACCAAACTTTTGTCCACGTATTCGCTTTTATGACATTCGTACTGTACACAGGCTGCGTATGTTGATGAAAAATATCATCTCCAACTTTGTCGCTATTACTGTTGAAAACTTGAATATGACCTAAACTATTCATGTTGTAATCTTTATCTTTATTAGTCAAAACCCAGAAACTAAATGTATAATTACGGTCTTTGATAATGTTATAATAATCATCGTTGCTGGTGAAAAAAGCGCCTGCATTACTAGAGCCAAAAACTACCAATTTATATACTTGATGTCCATCCTTCTCAACAACACTAACAGTTGTATCTGTTTTGCCGAAAAGTTTTAGATTTTCAGCATTTACCGCAGTGTTTCGCAATAAGTTAGATGACCCTATTTCAGTTGGTATCTTCCCCTCAACCGAAGACACCGCACTTGTAATTTGACCAGGCACTGCTTCAACCTTTGTCTGCAAACTGCTAATATTACCATTCGCTGTTTGTAGATTGCTTTGCAAGTTAGCTATTGCTTTATCATTGCTAGCTTGATAGTTAGCAAGATTTGTTTTAGTCGTGTCGGCAGTTACTGTAGTTGTAGCTAAATCAGCCTTGACACCGTCCAAACCAGTTTCAAGTGTTGCCGTTTTCTTACTCGTATTCTCTGCAGTCGTCTTAACTTGTGACAATGTTGTTTTAGTGTTAAGCAGGTCATCTTCAACTGTTTTGGTTCGTGCAGTAACGCTAGTAATATTCTTCGTATTACTATCTACTGTCTTACTTAACTCGCTAACAGTCGACTTCGTACCATTTGCGGTTTCTTCGACTGTTGAGACACGTTTGGTTAGTTCACTCTGTGCATTGGCTTGTGCTTGCAGTTGACTAGCTTGTGCTTGCAAGTCCTGCTTCGCTGTGCTCAAGTCATTAGCTACAGTAGCAAGTTGCTGTTTAGCTTCATTGACTGCTGCAAGCGAATCATCTCGCACTTTTTCGATATTTGCTGATAAAGCAGTCAATTCTTGTTTGGCTTTGTCAAGTGCTTCTGTGATGCCTGTCGTGTCAGCATCCAAACCGTCATTCCCGCGAGCACCAATAACAGCAGGCTCTGTGACTAAACTTGTGTCATTCGTATATGTAATGACATCATACGACCACATATAATTTTTGTCTGCTGTGACAGTCGTTGGCTTAGTAGACCAGTTTTGACCGCCTGTTGTGACACCCTCTGACTGGTCGTTAGTCGTGTAATAACGTTTGATTGATTTAATACCAACACCGTCGTCAGAATTGGTGAATGTGATGTATTCACGAGCCACCTCGTTACCGTCTACACTTGCAACTGCCACAACGTTTAGCGTGCCAGTGACTTGGCTAGCGTTGATTGTAACACTTGATATTTCGCTGACAATACTGTTATTGATAAGCCATTTCCAATCTGCATTAACAATCTTGCTATACTTTTCAAGCTTAGCTGTGATTGTGCTTGAGCCTTGACCGTTTTTAAAACTATAACCATTGTCAGTGCTTAAACGGACAATGTAAGGCGCTGCGTCCTCTGCGAGTGCTTCAACCTGTTTTAATAAGCTGTCAGCAATCTGACTGTATTGTCGTTCAAAATTGATAAACGTTGAATCAATGACTTTGCCTTGCAATATGTCGTCTGTCAACTCTGACACACGAGCTTTTAAATAAAGTGGCGGTTCATAATGCACGTCATCAATGAGTGTTTGTGTGTCACCAACATCACTATCAATCGCACCAGTCACTTTATACTCAATTTTGGGCAAACAGATTTTTTGGATTTCTCCATACATGTAGCCCCAAAGTGCTTCTTTGGTTTCGTACTGTGTCTCGCCCAAATCTTTGACAATCCAATTGTCATTTGAGCCTTTGCCGACAGACGGAAAGCGGTCACGAGATTGTGGCGCATAAACTGTCATACCACTTGAATAGTAAAGTAGCTCTTTATTATCGTCATAAATCTTTTTATTAAGACCGTCAATGGTTAAACCGTCTTTACCAGTTGCGCGTACAGCCGTGCGCAAATCCTCAATGCTATCACTGTAATTGATAACCTTAAGCTCTTTACCAACACGGACTGGGCTGCTTGTTTTGTTTGAACCAAGGTTACCTTTCTTATAGACGTTCAATACATGACGTTTCAAAGAATAGTCGTCGTTTAATTCTGTGACGAATTCAAGCTCTGCGTCAAAGCTGTTAGCAATCGAAAATAGACGTGCCAGAATCGTGTCTGTACCCGTCCACTCCAATTTAATTTTCTTATCTGACACTTGATTGATACCGAGCGTTACGGAATGTTCAGGGTCATAATAAGCTAAATATTCAGCGAATGACATTGCCTTATCTGGCTTATGCGCTCCTCGTTCTTCATTGTTCATTTCTAAATGCAATGAGCAAGCTGTGATTTCGACTTCAAAGCCTTGTTTTTCAAACTTCATGATGTTAAGCCAGTAGTCACGAGCTTTATAGCGAAAAGCTAGTTTACAGCCAGAACGAATACTATCAATGTCTTTTGAATTGTACTTAAGTGTTAAAATACTTGCCGAACCTGCCAGAAATCGCTGTATTTCCGCTTTCTTGTATTTAATACCTGCCACGTTATCAAAAAAAGCCACATTGTGGCTATCTGTTGAATCACGGATTGCAATACGTACATTGTTCATTAAATATAAGCCTCCTCAATTGTTGCTTTTGCACTTTCGACTTCGGCAAAGCTAGATACTAATAACTGCACTTTTGTCTTTCCGGGCGGAACTTTAAAATAAGTAGTTCCAAGAATTTCATCATCTAAACGAATTTGATTATTGACTTTGATTTGTCCGTTCTCGCCGTCAATGTCAATTGTTGACCCGCTTGGATAGCGATTAGGCACGTCTTTCCAATAATCAACATGCAATTCTTGAAAAATAAAATCATTTAAATAGTGATGTGTCACTTTTCTATCTGTCGTGTTTCGTCCTGCATACTGTCCGACAAAAAACTGAATCTTTTTCGCTTTGACATTTGCTAAACGAGAATCATAAAACGGATAATAGCCGCCGTACCAAAAGAACTGTACACGGTCTTTCTCTTTGACTAAATCGAACATATTCGAGTTCTTTGCGCGCCCCTCTGAACCGTATGGGTTGGGTGGCAACCAATACGATGGCGTGAATGAAATCGTCTTAACCGTACGACTGCCACCAGAACCGTCACCCATTAAAAAACGAACGTTGGCAGTATTACCAACTGTGTCGTCTTTCTCAATTCCCATGCCAGCTATTAGATGATTGCTTTCATCTAGCACCGTTAAACACCAAGCGCCAGTTTGCCCCATTAGCCCAGTTTCAAACCAAGCTCTAGCCCAAATGTACCATTGAGAGATAGGGTTACTTAGCGTGTATTCCTTAACCGCTCCATACTGATAAGCGCCAGAAGTACCACTTGTTGTAAATGAATTCGGCAACAAACCAAGACGACCGCCGAACGAAGTATCAGCGTTCATTTGAGTTGTTACGATTTTTCTTTGATTTTCGTAACAAACAGTTCCGTCAGTCCAATTGGCAAAATCGCCTTTTTGGTTGCTTAAAACGGTCACGTTTTTTCGTGCGGTGTAACCGTCAGCTTCGTCAACTTTCCCATACTGCATAGCGCCATACTCACTAACAATACCGACGAACCCAGATTCTTTCTTGAGCTTGATTTCATAGTTGACAGTTACTCCTTCGCTTCCTTCGTTGATGATTTCAGCTTCAAGCGTACCTTGTTCGTTTTCAGTGAATTCGAATGTCCGAGTTGATTTTGAGTGAGCTAAGCCGTCGACTATAATAAATGTAATTGTTCCTTTGCCGTTCAGTCTAACTTCATCAAAATCTAAGTTGCCACTAGGAACGGCATAAAAAACACGATTTGGATAAATATTAAATGTTAATTCTTTCGGTTCTTTAACATTTAACACTTGTTGCAAGTAATCATAACCTAGAGAGTTCTCATATTTCACGTAAAAAGGCACTGGAATAGTTTTATGCTTCTTACGCATATAATTAAATTCAGAACCATCCAAAATACTATTTTCGGTGTATTGTGGGTCAAATTCAGCGCCACCCCAAAGGGTGAAGCCGTCTAAGACGGTAATATATTGTGTTAGTTCTACACCGTTAAAAGTTACTTCAATCAATAATTACCACCCCATTCCGTAAATTGCATTTGTGATTGAATCACGTCGATTTTGTTCATCTGTAATCGGTTTTGCTAAAACCTTGGCCATTACTTGATTGTCTGATTCGATTTGAACAATAATAGGCCGATTTGTTAACTTATCAATAATGTTTAGCACTTGACTATTATCATCAAGCGATTGTGTAGCTAACGTATTTGCAACCATTGCTGTTTGCAACTGTGGTGTACCAATAGTATCCATACCAACCGTTAAAACATCATTTTGGAAATTATCAGCGATTGCACCAGTCATACCAGAAACAGTTGATTGAACTGTCTTAAACTGTTCTTTCAATCCTTGGTTCAAACCATTCATAATTGCTTGCCCAGCTGGTTTTAAAAGAACACGGTCATAGCTGATAGGTCCTTTGTGTTCCTTAATCCAATCGGCAATACCACCGACAAAATTTTGAACATTTCCCCAAGCTGCTTTTAACCCTCCAAGAAAACCATTCATGATTGCTGAACCTGCACCTGATAAGTCAATATGAGCTAAACTGTAAAATGTGTTCTTTACACCATTAATGACACCATTGATTGTCCCAGAAACGCTAGAGACAATACCACTAAAACTACTAAAAGCACCGCCTGCTGCACTCATGGCACTAGAAATCACACCTTTAACAGTGTTTATGACATCTCCAATTGCCATCCAAGCTATATTGATGATGTTTTTTACTACTTCTGCTGCACTTCCTGCACCAGAAAAAGCAGTTTTAATCCATGAGATTGCTCCATCAATTATACTAGCAGCTGTTTGTAAAACGTTTTGAATATTTGACCAAGCACTAGACATAATGCCACTTAAGCCTTGTCCTACTGACCCAAGGTTAGCAAACATACCAATTACAAAACCAACACCTTCAGCAATAACGTTTAAAACAGGTGAGCAAGCTTGAAATGCTTGCACTAAAACGTTAAATATTGGTGTTACAATTTCGATAGCAAGTTTTAACCCGTCAAATAAAGCGGTTAAACCAGTCATAATACCACTAAATACACCGCCTAAGAATGAACCTAGAAGTTGAAAAGCTGGTGTTAAAGCACTAGCTAAAATACTAATTAAAGGTTGAGCCGCATTCCACAACGCCACAAAAGATTGAACGACTTTGTCAATGGCTGGTCCTGCTATTGACATAAATTGTTCAAATCCTGCTTGTAAAGCTGGTAAGATAGCCTCAATCAATGATTGAATACCACTAAAATCCATTTGAGTAAATCCATTTACTAACGTTTGAATAACTGGCTGTACCGCGCTGACAACTGATTGAAACAGCGCAGGCAATTGTCCGAATGCTGTTTTTAAACCATCTATAACGGGCTGTACAGTTGTTTGAATTTGAGAGAAACTCGAAGCTAAACCAGAAAAATCGATATTGACACCAAGACCAGAAAACAGATTTTGTAAATTCTGTTGAATTTGAGGTGCTGCTGCTTGAATAAAGGTTCCAATCGCACTTGGTAAACCAGAAAAGACACGTCCAATCATTGGAATAAAGTTACCAAATAAGAATGTTGAAGTTGTATCTGCAAGACCTTGAAGTGAAGGTGTTATATCCAATTCACCGTCTGCAAGATTACCAATAACATCCTGCCACGCTGCTTTCATAGAATTAAACGAACCTTCAAGAGTAGTTGATGCTTCTCTTGCAGTTGTACCTGTAATTCTCAAACTATCTTGTACCGCATGAATTGCTTTAACAGTATCCGCAAAATCTCCAACAGTGTAATGTTCACCAGTCAGTTTTTCGGCGTCTTTCATCAAGCGCTCCATTTCTGATTTAGTACCACCGTAACCTAATTTAAGGTTGTCCAGCATAGCATAGTTACCGCGAGCAAGTGATTGATATGTTTGAGTGATAGAGTCCATATCTGTACCCATTTTGTTCGCGTTGTCGCTCATATCTGTCATTGCCATATTGGCTAGTTCTGCAGCTTTAGCAGTGTCACCACCAAGCGAACTAATCAAACTGGCAGAGAACGATGTGACGTTCTCCATGTAGGCATTTGCAGATAAACCAGCCGTTTTATATGATTGTTGCGCATAGTTCAAAACTGTTTGAGCGGAATCTTTAAAAAGTGTTTGAATACCACCGATTGATTGTTGAAGTGCTCCACCTTCCGAAATTGATGAAGCGATTGCCTTTCCAATTCCAGCTGCAGCAATAATTCCTGTTGCTGCTTTAACTAAGTTTGAACCCAAACTCAAACCTGCAGATTGCCCAGCCGAATTTGCTTCTGGTGATATAGCACCAGTAATTGAACCACTTATACCTTTTGCGGATGGAACGATTTGGACATATGCTTTACCTAATTCAGTTGCCATTGTTCACCTCCAAATCTTTCAAAATTCGTGCTCTAGCATTTTCAAAATCCTCACCAGACTTAAAGACAGATTCTTCACGTTCTTTTGGTTCTTCAGTCAAAATACTTACAAATTCTTTTGGAGCATTACGGCCTTTATGACCGTCCTCAGTATTTTGCCAAGCCAAAATACCTACCCTATCTGCAATACTTGCAAGTAACAATGTTTCTAACGAAACCCTTTGATCAGACATCGCCATTTTGATTCGTGCATTTTCACGTAAACCTACAGAAAAAACAGCCACCAAATCTGCTGGTAGCTGTCTGTAGTTATATATATGGTAAGTTTCCGCCAAGTCGCAAATCAGAGCGTTTTCGTCTATCTTTATCATACTAGCGAGGATTACGAGTTTTTTACTTGAGCATTTTCAAAAATATCTTTGATTTCAGTAACCATTTTTTCAATCGGAACAATTCCGCTTTCATCTCGAATATGGTCTTTCAAAGCTTCTACTTGATCACCAAGTAATAGTTTCAAAAGCTTAGGCATTAATAATTCATTTTCGTCGACTTCAGCAACCAATTCGACAAACTCATAATTTTTTAACTGATTTTCGTCAATTTCAAACTTAAAACCAGAATTTGTTTTCCCTTGAATCATATATTAACCTGCGCTTCCTGTTGTAGATTTTCGAATGATATATTCGTAGTGAGTATTACCGTCGCTGTCTGGATAACATGTCACTGTGGTTTCGTAGCCAACATTATCACTATCACCGTAAGTGATTTCACCAACTTCAGTAACTTTAGCATTTGGCAAAACAATACGTTTTAATGCGTTGTCTGTCAATACTGTTTCAATAACAATCGAGTGTGGATCTAATTCTTTTGAATTAGATTTAATTGTAATACCAGTTTCAAGCGTTCCAGAAACGTTGCTATCACCATAAACCTCTTTTAAGACTTCAACATTCAAAGCCTCAATAAGTGTGTACTTAAACGTATCTTTCTTTTCAGTTTGAACCGTATTGACAGTATCTCCACCCCAAGCCTTAATATCGTCCGTAGAACGTTCATCCGAATTTGTAACACCATCTTCCGAAACATATCCAAGATTTTTAAAAGCTGAATTCAAAGCAGTAGTTGCATCAGTCGGCAACGCTGTTCCTAGTGGAGCACTATAGATACCACCGCCAACTTTGGGTTTAGCGGCTGTTACATTACTTGTTTCACTCATGTATATTATCTCCTTTAACAATAATTAATATCAAATACCGCTTGATAGCGATATTGTTTAGTTTCTGTATCTGTAAAATTATAATCACTATTAAGATGAACACCAGATACATTTTCAATTTTGACAAGATTACTCATCACATCTTTAATCTCTTGATTTAGCAATGCTGCTTCATACAATGAATCAGCGTAGCTTTGGACAGCAACCGTTGCGGAATGCAATTGATTCCTGCTAGTTCCACCAGTTTTTTCTAAAAGTACGAATTTTCCTGTTAGTTTTCGTTCTTTCTCTAAAAGTACTGGTATATTTAAATTATTATCCAGAAATTCTTTTACAACTAATTCAATCATTTGCTCACCGCTTTCAAGAGTGTGTTGTTTTTTAAGTTATCTCTTTTAGCCTTAAAACTACTTGCTGTTACCATTGCATTAGCACGATTTTGACCAACATAACTATCTTGTTCATAACCATCACCGCAACGACTTCTTATAGCACTAGCTTTTTCATTTAAAACTTCCTGCATAGCACTTGATTTCATAAGCTCAGCAACACCCGCACGATTCAGTTGAAATTTAAAATTACTCATATCGTTCCACCGTTACCTTTCTATTCCATTCAAGCGGTATTAAATCAGAAATTCCTTCTAACGGAATACCGACAGTATGCCAAGTTTGCCCAAAGAATATAACTTTCTTATCTGTCCAGTCATTAGTATCATTTTTTGGAATAGCAAGAGTATATTCAATTTTTTTGCCATCAATATTCAACTGATTTTTGATGTCATCTGTCGTTGCAGGTGCCACCAACACGTTTTCAATATTGATTTCACTTTCTTCGATTATCTCTTTCCCAAATGGGTCTTTACCTTTAACTGTTTCACCTAATAGCGTGACTGTAATGCCTTTTAATTTACTCATAAAAGTCAATCACCCCATATCGTTGACGTTTAAGACCTAAACGTTTTAATTCACTTTCCTTGATAAACAATCCGCCTCCAGGAACCAAAAAAGAGCCACTATAGGAATAACCTAGAGCGCTCTCTGTCATTTGTGTCATTGGTTCTTGGTTGGTAGAAGTCATCAAAGTCCGTGCTACTACATCGACAGTTACAGATTTCAAAACACTAGCAAAAGCAACGCTATCCGCTGCCTGCTGGTCTAAATCCTTGCCGACTTTCTCACCTTCAAAACGAAGAGAATCAGAAACAATTTCTAATAGTGCTTCTGCTCTCTCTGCTTCTGCAGGTTTCAAACTGCGCCATAACCTTTCTAGATCATCTTTTGACGCGAAATTACTCATAAGCCACCTCCTAAGAAGCGACTACTCAGTAGCTTCTTTTTCTTCTTTTTTAGGCTTACCGCCTTTTTTGACTGGTTTCCATGCTCCAGACAAGACACTATCTGTTGTGACGACAACACCAGTCTCATTGTGTTTATAATCCATACAACACCTCATTAAGCTTCTTTGACACGAGCGAACGCATCGGCGTCAAGAATACCCCAACCGATAAACGCTTCGGCACGAAGCAAGATTTCATTGTGCGCTTTAAGGTCACGACCTGCACCGTCTGGGTCACCATATTCGATGATTTCCAAAGGAATGTTTTCAGCGTAACCCCATTTGAACATGTTTTGAAAATCTCCAGCAATAACATGATCTTTTTCAGCTGTTCCGCCTGTTGCAACCAAGTTTTTATTGACATCTGAAGCCATTCCATAGAATGAATCTGGGTTTTGACCAAAGCGGAATTCCGGGTATTGAACTACACCGTTTACTTTGATTTTAGCAAGTGATTGACCTGCAAGAGGTGACAATGCAAGACCAGTAACATCATAGTTATTTGCTACCACGGTTTGAACCGCTGTATCAATATTATCATCAATTGTTCCTGCGTCAAATGTAACGACATTGTTTTTAACAAGCCCATCAAACGAGTTAGTATCACGGAATGAAGCATCTGTCAACGATTTAGGTTCTAGACCGTGCAACGCTGCCAAGTCAAACGCAACAGCGATTTTTTTAGCGAAACCATCTGAAAACGCTTGAAGATAATTGATTTGTTTTTCTTCAGTTGCATATTTAAATTCATCTGTAATACGCGCTTGATAAACAAATTTAAGCGGACGAATAATTTTAGATGAAAGCGTAGCTTTCCCTGCACCTTTTTGTTCACCTTCACCAACGATTTGCGCATTACCTTCAAGATTGAAGATAAATTGTTCAGAGCCGTTGAATGGAATAGGTGTTTGTGATGCAAGTTTAGCTAAAACAGAATATCCTTGCACTTTAGACATGAGTTCTGTTACAAGTTCTGGGTTAAATAGTGAATTATTTTTTAATGAATTATCTGCCATGATTTTTATTCTCCTTCAGTTAGATTGCGAGCCAATTCAGCCCAACCATTTTTATCGCCAATAGGCGGTTCTGTTGATTTAAGCGGTGATTTTGGTTCTTTGGCTTTCATAAAACCTGCTAAAAGCTCAGCATCGGTTTTAAGAGCATTCTCATCATTACCTTGTAGACGTCCAGCCATATCAATCGGCAAGCCATATTCTAGAGCTACTCGAGTTCGCATTTTTTCTGTCTCATAACCAGAAATTTTTGCTTCCAGCTCCGCAATATGCTGTTCTTGCTCCGTTTTGCTTTGACCAGATTCTTCAATAGTTGCTTGTAAATCAACGTTTTCTTTTTCCAATTTTTGAACACGTTCTTTCAACTCGTCGTAATCAGAATACTTTTCTTTTTGGCGCGCTAAACGTTCTTTAACAATACGATCAAGTTCTTCTTGTGTTTCAATTGTTGTAAATTCAGACATATCAATGTCTCCTTTCTCCGCATTTCCCGTGCGTTCGGTAATTTTGAGCATAAAAAAAGCACCTTACGGCGCAATTTAATAGCTAACTTTTTGCTTTTTCTTGGGTTTGGTTGTTGCACAAGCCCAATGTGCCAGCAAAGCACTGTCCATAAGACTAATATCCATATCATCGAAGTGTGAACGGTAACCAAAGCCACCATTTGAACCAATATTGCGTTTGTCGCAATTGGTTGCAACCTTAGTAAGCGACGGTTGACTAGCGTGGCAAAGTGTTTGTTGATAAATGGCTTGTTCCCACATCGAATTTGCAACAATAATTTCTTTCACCGTTGGTAAAATTGTGTTTTTAATGTGAAAATCTTTTAATTCATCATTTAAAATCTTTTGACCGCTAGCACCATCTATTACAATTTGTGCAATATCTGCTTGTTTTAAAAAATTGATAATCCAATGATTGCCATTTCTGACAGATTGACAGTCTACTGTTTCAACAAAGATATGTTTATCTTTAGTGCGAACTGCAACGCTAAGAGCAACGTTCGTACCGTCTTGACCATACTTAATACCAACAAATAATTGCCCTTGCAGTTGTGGTAAATCATCGATTTTCAAAGCGTTCCATTCAGTTTCAGAAATAGCTGATTTTTGATTATACGTTGGCCAATAACCAAGACGTTGAACATTGTGGTCAAGCTTATCTTCACCAAGTTCAGCCTCTATTTTACGCTCGTTCAAATGGAATCCCATTGACGGGTTCGAATTGTACCAAGCGTCAATATCATCAATTTCTTTTTCTTCTGATACTGACCATTCTGCCCACCCCAAATACTTCCCGCGTCCGAAAAGGCAAGTTTCACGATATTTTGTAAATACCGTACCACTTGAAACTGGTGTTGGTGGTGTTCCACACATGATTGTCATCGGATTATCACTATCCGTCACGGTGTATTTCAAAGCAGATTCTTGCTCTGTGGTATATTCTTGCGCTTCATCAATTACCAGCAAGTCAAAACCTTCACCAAGACCACCATTAGATGTTCTGGTGCGATATTGAACAACACCTCCCGTTTCGTAAAGTTCGATACGTTCCTGACCTTTGGCACGAATAGAATTAAAAGATTTTCCGTCCTCAAGCCCCATTTTTTCCAGATATCGTTTGACTTTTTCAAAAGATGAATGTGATGTACTTATTCGATGTGCAGTATGCAAGATATTTAGGCCATGGTATAGCCCCCACAATTCAAGCATGTAGATAATCTCTGTCTTACCGTTCCGTCGAGGTATCGAATAACCAAACTTTTGGTGTGTCCAAAGCCCATCTTCTTCAATGCCCATTACGCTTTTTAGAAGATTTTGTTGCCACGGGTAACTTTTTAAGCCCGTTCTTTCGTATATCTCGATAGCTTCATGAGATAAAGATTTGTCAAATGGAAGAATTACCGATTGAGTAGGATTTTGATTGCCAAGTTTTTTCTTTATCTCAGCCATAACTTTTCCTTTCAATCATGTAATTGCATGATAACCCTATCGCTGGGATGTATTATCATTAAACATTTTTACTCCTATTTTTGGGTATAAAAAAAGCACTCTAACCTATTTGTTAGTGTGCCTTTAATAAATTTCTAAACCTTTAGCATAAGCTTCTTTTGCTTCTGCTAGCGTCATTTTATTAGGACCGCCATCGATATTTGTTTCGCCTGTGTTTTGCCAACCACATCTATCACAAATATCGTAGTCTCTGACTTCTGCTCCACAAACTGGGCAGTTAAGCCATAGCTCGCCATCAATTTCCCAAGTCTTTTGAGACTTCACCATCGTAATACTCCTTTCCTTCTTTAGGCCTAAACATAGTCGTAATTCTCTTTGTCTTAGGATTACCTAAGGCATATATATTATTTTTATGATCATATCGAACTCGTCTGAATTCAGTGTCATATCCTAAAACATCTTCAGAGACTGGCTCGGCTAAGAGGCTGGCAGCCGCTTTCTGATATTGTTCTTTAGAAATATTTGTGAATTCATCTCCGTGAGATTTAAAGTGTCCATTGAAAGATTTTTCGCTTGGAAACTTAGCCTCATTCCAAACAACACGGTCTTTTAACTCCTTATAGCTTTCAACGTCATTATACTTCAATTCCTGAAATTTAGCTAGCGAAATAGGCACGAATTTAGAGTCGAGTTTTTTTACAAATTCTAGATATTCAATCCTATCGCTTTTTCTGTTGTTGTCTCGAATATCAATATTCATTTGGCGTCGTTGCTCACGCTTATTTTTACTGTCTGCAGTTACCTTTTTAGACCAAATATTTTTCTTCTTTCCGTCACCTGGTTTGTAGTCAACGGTACACCGACAATTTTGATGCCTTCGATAAACATCTTTAGGAACCTCTGGGTAATTGTAAGTTCCTGCCAAACTTTGACACCATTTGCAGCTATGGCCAATCGTTTTTCTAACAATTTTAGGCTGTAGCCCAGCTTTTGCGTGAAATTCAGCATTTTTCTTAATGCTATCATCGACAATACTTTGCGTAAAATTAACAATCGGGTCACCTAAAAGCCATTTAACATCATCAAATTTATCTTCTCTTGAAAAACGTTCGATAAAACCATTAATCCTATCTTGATTTAATTCAACAGGTTGCGTAGCAATGCTTATTTTTGCTTTTTCATTCAAAATCGTTTGAACTTCTGTTGAATAATCCGCTACAAGCTCGTGATTTCGCTGTAAAACTGGTTCTAGTAAACGTTTTGCGATATTGTAATACAATTTACCGTCTGGTAGTTTTCCAGCTGTTACAGACGTTGTCAGAGCTTTAGAGAGTATCTCGCCAATTTCAATAGCAAAGTTGTTCGCATTTGCGTACGTTGCTTTTTTAGCTTTCAAGGTTTCGAAGGCGTTTTTGATAACTTCGCTCTTACCGAATTCCTGCTCGAACTTATCTTGAACCTCTTTTAAAAGTTCTGGTAATACGTCATCATTCATCGTTATTGTCCTCTACTACTGGAGTAACATTTCCAGAGCCTTTAACACCAGTCAAATCTCGAATTGTTTCGCCATCTACGAAACCAGGAATAGCTTGATTAAGTTTGATAGCTCCGTCGCCAATCAACGTTAATGTGCTTGCGTCAGCTTCAAACAGTGGTTCCCACTTGACAGACGTATTCATGAACTGACTACGCAAATAATGAAATTCATCTTGCAAGCAAATGGCGACATAAGCAACGTTTAACAGACCGCTTCCAAGTGAACGTTGAGCTTTGCGCCCTGCTAAACGTAAATTTTCATGGCTTGCTTTAATTGCTTCAACACTTGATGGATTGTCTGAAACAAATCCAAGATCATCTAAAGTTAACCCCATTTCACCAGCAAAACCAGCGGCAGCTGTTCGCAACTGTTCAGTAAACGGCGACATGCTCGCAGTTGTGAATTGACCAACTACCGGGTGGTCTCCTTCATCATCTTTATCGATTCGCAACAATGATGATACCGTGGCTTTCCAAGTGTCCATAGCCTCTGCATCTGGGTCCATTCCTAAAATGTATTTCTGAGGATATGAATAGAACTCGGCAGTAACATCAGCACGTTCAAGCGTTCGTTTAGCATATCTTTGATAATACATGCCAGCTCGAGTAATTCGACTTCGACCGAATGGTCTAACTGCATCAGGTCGATGGATAATAGGGACTAACAAAGGAATTTTTGTAGGATTTGAAACCCTAAAAGGCGTTTCGTTTTTGGGATAGAACCAAGTTTCTTCATCAGTAAAATACGCCTCTAAAATTGGATTATCATTATCATCACGTTGTAAAACTGCGTAACCCTCTGTCAACAGTCCAGTTATTGGATCTATAACGCCTGTTGCGTTGCTTGCCTCAATGACCTGCAAACGAACACGTTCATCCTCATCTTTTGAAAGATAAACAAAACAGCACGAACCAATCAAAGCAGATAGAACGGTACTGTCGAAAAAGACGTCCGGGTTATTTTGATTAAAAATAGCGTTGACGTTATAATCGTCGTTGGCAAATTCTCTGAAGACTAATCTATCTGCTAAGCTATCAACACCTTTTGCTGACCAACCGAGAACCGCTTGATACTTGCTGATGATGTGCTGCGGTATTGTAAGACCAACTGGTGGGTCATAATGCTTCATGGCATATTGTCTATACCGAATTTTAACCCTTGGGCGTACCGTTGAAAGCTTGCGCTTCAAATAATTCATTCCTTTTAAACTCAATTTTTACTCCTTTCGAATTTGGCGCGAGAAAAAATGTACAGTGACGGCTTGAACCTCGGCCGTGAGAGCGGAGGGGGTCCCATGCCCCCACCTGATTTTTTAAAAACCAAATCAAAAAAATTATTTTGAAACATAGTTTAACCAATTGATGGTTTGAGGCAAATTGCGATTGCCAATCACATTCGTTCCTTTTCCTTTGCTTGGCTCATCGTTGTATAACTTATCTGACTTCTGTCTGTTGCATTGCCAATGCGCAAGCTGTAAGTTATCAATGTCAGATGGATGACCACCTTTCGCAACTGGAATGATGTGGTCAATGACTGGACTGAGTGGATGCGGATACTTCAATGACTTATCCACTGGCTTACCGCAAATACCACAAACGTTTCTAGTCTTTAATATTACTTTCTTATTCTTCTCGAATGCGACGCGGTGGGGACCGTGTCTATCAGGGCGGGTATATTTTGCCATGGGTATGCCTCCAAAAAAGGGGCGGGGTATTTGACTACCTCGTCCCTCAATTCTTGATGATACTATAATAACACTTTGAAACTGCAATGCACTGTCTCATTATGTTTTGTTATGCCTTGATATGACTACTTATGTCAGCATTTTCAAGGTCCTTTTGTGCTGCTTTCTTTAATCTGAAATAAGTACGCTCGCTGATTCCCATTTCGTCCATCACTTCATACATCGACATCTTATCAATATATACAAGACTTAAAATAGTTCTGCTTGCAGTATCTTCCAAACTATCAATCATATCCTGCAATTCTCTGCGCTTTTGAATAGCTTCAACTGTCTTATTATCAATCTCATCAATCGAATCAAGTAATTCAGCGTATACATCATCTTGCTTTCTATTCAATCCACCTTTGACCTTATCAGCAGACCATCGAGGACTTGAGAGCAATGAAGCATTAAGTCTATCTCGTCGTCTGATTAAACTTTGGATGTATAAATCTAAATTTCTTAAATCTTTCAAAATAGTCTTAGCTCTGCTCACTTTCAATCCTCCGATATGATATAATAGTTATAGCATTTTAAATCATATCGAGCTTGCGTGTGCAGGCTCTTTTTTTATTAAAAATGGGCAGGCGCACGACCCACATTGAATTTCATAAGGAAAGCAGCACCTTGCATAATCACAGCCGACTGATAAGCTGTTTTAAAATGAGTTTAACCAACAAAAGAAGTCCTCGTTTCTTTTTTATTTCAGCCTATTTGACAGTTAACCACCCGAAAAGCTAACTAATCGTACTAATTTTTGAATGGTAGTTCAAAGCGTGTAAGAAGGAGTGCTTTAACCACCTCCAATATGAAAAATTATTTTCGGGTTATACCCATGGTCGGAGTCGAACCGACCTGATACCGTTATGGGTTACCACCGTAGCTATCAGCGTGATAGATAATCGTTTGATTGTCTTTTAACCGCTTGATTTCATATTTTTGCTTAGTGTTTTCAAGTTTTAACTCGGTAATTTTATTGTTATAAACAGTTTTTTGCATTCCTAGCTCAATCGTGAAGAAGACGACTGCGACGATGATTGTAAACGATAACAACATACTTAAAAACATGTATCTTTCAGCTTTCAACTTCCCACCTCGTAATATTCTTTTTGGCCGGGCTCTTTACGAGCCTTTTCTAGGTATTTAATGGCTTGTTTTCTTGTTTTAAACTCCGTTTCCTTAAAATCTTTGGCTATGGCGAACCAAGTCGCTGTTTTCATCTTCGGGTTGTATTCTCTAACGATAAATTTTCTTGTCATAATTCCTTTATTTCCAATCTAACCCTATATTTTCCGGGTATTTCGCTTGGTCCACCTCGTTTAAAAGTCATAAACTTAATGACTTCTGAATTGTCATCCGTCCAAATTCCAGCGTCTGTCAGTCCATCAACGAGCGCTTTTATTGTCGGATAAAAATTTGGTGGGTCAAGCCGTCTTTTTGTAGGGGCGTAAATCGTCACTACGAGCCCACAAGGGCGCTTTTTTGAATAAGGGGTACAATTATACCTTTGACCCTCTTTAGCGGCTGTGGCACGTAAATATGCGGTGATTTTGGCATTTTGCGTCCAGTGCGGACGGTCATTGGCGTTTAACATCTGTTTTTGCTTTTTGGTATTCGATAAAATAAATTCAAATTTCATCGCTACTCCTTAAAAATCAAAAGCGGGCACATTTAAGTGTGAGTAAGGCTTGTGCCCGCTGAAATTCTTTACATGTCGTCCTGTTAACCGACACGTACTTTCTAGGTCACTTTTTGAGCCGTTTCCGAGGCTTATTTTTTGCTTTGACGTTCTCCCATAAGGTAGCCTAAGAGGACCCAAAGGAAGGCTGTTCATGCCTCTCTAATAAAATCAATCATTCTGTTTCTCCCTTCGGATTGAAATACCATCCAAGCATTTCTGCTTGATTATCTGTTAAGTATTGCTCAAATTCCTGAAATTGCAAGATTGCCCAGCGCAATCGGTGAAGGTTATCGCCACCTTTTGAACAGAAACCTGAAACGCTGAATCGTAGTTTCAAGCGATAAGCGTAGCCTGTCTTGCCTAAATCATCAATATTGAAAGCTGGTTCTTTTTCGAGTTCGAGATCTAAGACGAATTCCTGACCAAGGTCATGAATGACCTGTAAGTTAGTTCCGTCCGAGTAGATAGTGACGCTATCTGTAACGTGTTCCATTTGCATTTTTTAATCTCCAATCATGTCATTTAAACTTACGAGTTTAGAAAGTTTCTTTTGGGCTTTGCAGTAGTCACAATGACCACATTTTTTAGGTTCTTGCTTGCCTTGAATGACATTCCAAACTTCTTTAACGTTATCTTTGATATAATCAAGACCTTCATCAAGCCAATTTTCATCAACTTTGATAAATTCCTTGTCCGGAACATTTTCTTTTGATACAGCTACGATAAGCGGCCTAAACTCTTGACCTGTCATCTGTTTCAGTAGCTCACGATAGAGAGCAAGTTGGCCATTATAGCCAAAATTTAAGATATTATTGACTGCCGCTGGCACTTTCTTGTGTAGGTCTGAGTTCCACTCTTCGTTGTAAATCGACCTCATGGTCTTCAAGTCAACAAAATAGCCACGAGATAGGTTGATACTGTCAAGCTTGCCTTTGATTGGCACTCCTTCAATTTCACCGGTCACAATCATTTCTTTTTTGACGTCATCACTTGGATACCCGTGATATAGACGATTAAAGTTGTCGTCATCTTTTAAGGCGTTAATCATTTTTTCACCGACAACGAAATCAGCTTTAAGATTTCCTTTATTCTTACCTGTCTTGGCAATGATTTTTGCTTTATTTTCTTCAACAAAAGCGTCGTGAACCTTTTCGGATTCAAAGTAGCTATGTACGTAATTGCCGACCAAAAGAGCGGTCTCATCTCGGTCTTCTATCCATTCGCCGTTATCAACAGCGTAAGCTTTGGCTTGACATTGTATATATTGCTTAAAGCGTGAATTAGACAAGTAGGTTTTATCTTGATAGTAGTTCTCATCTGTTAGCTTAGTCATATAGGTCTCCTAATTGCTCAAATAGCTCTGTTTGCTCTGGTTCATGTAATTCTTCAGGTTCTGAAATTTGAGCCGATTCTGGGGCTTCTGTGAGCTCCTGAGAGGCGTCTTCGTTTGGCGTCACATCTTTAGGCTGTTTTGGATCTTCAGGGACCGCTTCTGTCAATGGTCCGCCGATAAAACTATCAATGCTTTCGCCGTCATCTTGTTCTGGCGTTACATCTTTGACGCCTCGGTCATCATCGTTATCGTATTCGTTCGCTGTAGTTCGATTGACAGCGTCAATAAATAAGTCGTTATCGTCACTTGTGTTAAAGAATTGTTTAGCGGCGCGATTGATGACAGTACGTTTTGCCATTTCTTGCGGGAAATTATTTTGAACAGTTTTGTTTTTTGACTGAGACCACGACTTATCAATTTCTTTTTTGGTCATGATTGTTAAAATCTTTTCACCGTCAAATTTTTCAATGATACAGTAAGCACCGATAATTGGGTTGTCTTGATTAAGCCAATTAGTATCGTGTTTTACCAACACCTTACGACCTTCAACGTTTTTAATTTCAACGTTATCGCCTTCGTAGATAACTTCGGCATAAATGTCTCTAACTTCAGGTAATTGTTTTACAACTTTCATTGTTCCAAAATACGAACGTGTTAGTTTGACTTTGTTCCCGTAAGGAATGAAATAGCATTGAGTTTTAGCTGGACTTAAACCTTGTGTAACCATATCAAGCAAGGCGTTGTAAATGCTGTCTTGCGTACATTTTCCTAACAAATTGCCGCTATTTGAATTCGTCAAAGCATAATAGGCAGAGCTTAGAGCATTACTTACGCTGTAATTTGGCGCTACTAGTAAACCTTCACTCTTCATTTCCTCAATTCGGTTAGCTACATTTGATGTAATTTGTTTTTGCGTTAATTCTGTTGTCATTTTTTTCCTCTTTACCAATCTTCTAGCTGATCATCTTTCCAGCGGTCATAAGCCTCGTCTTCATCACAATGAAATACTTCTTCGTGGTCCTCATACGTACTTAGCCAATTATCGTAATCAAAATCGCCAAATAATCCATGTTGCATTAGCTGACCTTTCTAGCTTCTAGCAAGTAATAGCAAGTCTTAGCGCCATAATCAATGCGAATGCTATTTCCACTCATTGACTTTCTAAAGCGTGGTTCTGAAATAGCTGAATAAGCGTATGCATGATTTTTGAGTGCTTTAATCGCTTGGTGCATATCGTCGAAAAAACCAAGATGTAACTTGCGATAACCGTTGATTACATGTAATAATTCAATCTTCATTACTCTTCGTCCTCATCTGGAAATAATGTATCACCTACTGCCTCTGCTACATCTTTACCATCCAACACATCTTCAAGAATATGTGAGAAATCGTGCATTGTTTCAAAGAATATCAATTTATCTTCTGGCTGTTCAATAATCCCATCATTGTGTAACCCAATTGCTAGCGTTGATGTTCCGTGCATAAACTCTTGTAGTTCTTCGATACGTTTCAAAGTTTTGTGTTGGTTTAAAATTGTTTCTTTCACATTCATAATTAGTCCTCCAACATAGATTTTTTTAGTGCTTCAAGCTGTGCTTGCTCGTCTACTGTCGCTTCATGTTTGTAATCTTCATCGACCCAATCAGGTACGTTGCTTTTGGCTGGTTGATTTGCTTGATAACGATTTGCTTTCTTAGCTTTGAAATCTCGTTGTGCTTGATAAGCTTGCTCTACCGTTTGAATACCGTTCTCAATCCAGTTATCTAGAACACGACTAATATAGTTAAATTTGCGAACATTGTTAGCTACTGCTACTTTTACTGCTTCAAGAAATAACTCTTTTGATACATGTTTGTTAATCAAATAATCGTTCATCGTATCGTATTCAAACTTAACAAGACCTCGACCAAGATTCGCTTCAACTATGTCAACAAATCTTTCTTCTTTTTCTGGTTCTAGTTCTAACTCTTTCTTTAACTCTATATCTTTCTTTATTTCTGTCTCTGTATCTATCTCTATCTCTGGTGGTCGTTTGTCGGACATTTGTCCGGACGTTTGTCTGATTGCTCTGTTTTGAGCTCTTTTAGCTCTTTTTCTGTCGCCTTCACTACTTGATTTTCCGACGAAATTTTGGATATTCGACATATAGATAGCACCGTTGTCTAATATTTCAATTAATTTCAATTGCTGAAAAATTTGAATAGCTTTTTCAACAGTACCAACTTGATGACGTGTAATGGTTGCTAACATTTGAGCATTATAAGGTATCAAATTATTGAACATTAATAGGCCGTCATTTTTTAAGCTCCTAAGATATAGTTTTAAAAGGATATTGCTGTAAATGTAGCCATCTGGCATACTTTCCAAAATGATAGCTTCATCACTCTCAAAGAAATTCTCTTTAAGTTTTAAGTAATAGTATTTTTTATTATCAGCCACCTAATCACCCTCTTCTTCTTTTGCGCCCCAGCACCCGTGCCAGCCATCTGTGTCAAAACCGATTAGCATGATTTCGTCTGTGTCAAAGTATTCATTTTCCATTTAGTACCTCTTAAATCGTATCGTCTGGCAAACCGTGAGCACGGTTGTATGCAATTGCACTCGCTTCCCAACCTGAATAATTAGGTTTGACTGGTTCTTCTTTCTTACGTGCTCGTTTACCGAACACTGTTAATATAGTTACTTCAGCGAACGCTAAAACTGCGACTGCGATAATTAAATGTGTCATGTTAAACTCCTGTTTCTAATTTCATGTTCTTAAGCATTTCAGCTAACGTTTCTTTTTTTGATAAATATCTGTTACGTGATTTCCACTTTACGAAAAGTGCAAAACCTTCATAATTGATGAAAACAATTTTATGCGTTGGATTGTCGACATATTTCCTAAATTCTGGATGCTCACGCATTTCAGCTGCCCATTGTTTCGCAACTGATTTAGTTAAGCCCTCCCAGCGTTGCATGAGATGATCATAGTCGCCCCATTCAGCATCTTCGTTAACACCGACAGCCTTGTAAGTTATTTCGACCTTTGGCATAGCGTGCTCCTTTTTAATGTGGTATAATTTACTTTAGTTTTATTTGTTATGCGACTGATTGCCGTCAGTCGTTTTTTTATGCTCTCAGACTGGCTGGTATGGCCCTAGTAGGCACTTTTCAGCCGATTAAAGAATAAATAGGAGATACTATCGTGTAAATGATTAAAAAATCTATATTGGTAAAGGAAAATCAAACATAGTCAAATTGATATTTATGAGTAATCACCTACTAGAGCCGTATCAACCAGTCTGAGAAGCACGGTTAATTAAGCAATGTTATTCAGTAGCTTATCAGCAAAATACAATTGCCCTTTACCTGTAATTTTAGGTGTCTTGTTAATGCTGATATGACCGTCTGAATGATTGATAGTCGTTTCTTTGATTTCAAACAGACCTAAATCCATTGCTTTTTGTGTTGGCATGTTCCAACTTTTGCCTTTGCGACTGATTAGATAGCCATTTTCTCGCAGCCATGCAAACATACGATTCTGACCAAAATTCAAGCCGTTCTGACGCATGAGCTTAGCAAAGTCACCGACTAAAATAGACGTATGACTTGCGCTGACTGCGTTAGCAAAGATAACTTTAGGTTTTTGCTCTTCAATTGTTGCTTCAAGTTTAATAATTTTACGGTCAGCAATTTTAAGAGCTCGAGCCATGATTTTCTCAGGACTGTTGAAGTCCTTTTCAACTTGAATGAAGTATTCTCTGACTTCGTACCCTTTTGAAGTTTTAGACATCATTGCTAAATGTTCAGCCATGCGAATACTAACAGCGTAATCTTGTAATTTTTTAACTCCGCCATATTGATTTTGCTGTGTAGTTGTAACTACAGAGCTAAAATCTTCGTTCTCTTTAAACATTTTGAAGTTTTGCTCGACCCACTGACTGAAACGAGTTTTAACCTCTAAACTTCTATATAAGTCACGAGCCGAGACAGTAGCACTATCACCTTTGAAATCTATACGAATTAACTCATTCATTTAATCACCTCTTCCATTTTTTTATTTTTCATAACATAATATGTAATATCGTCGTCCATTTTTGAATTGGCGAGTTTCTTCTCGGTAACCCCTATTAAAATTGGATTGATAAATTCTTTTGAATAGGCTAATAATTGAATAGTCGGATTTTTATTATCTGTTTTCAATTCAATAATCACTGGTCTCTTGCTGCTTTTTTCTTCAGCTAAAATGTCAATTCGACCACTTTTTATTACAAATTCACTTTTTACGAATTCAAAATTAGGGAATAGTGTTTCGAAGTTTTGACAGATATAACTCTGCATATCCTTTTCACGATTTTCCCTGCTGTTTTCACATTCTAGAGCGTGAATGAATTCCAAGTCTAAAAAGTCAATGAGATATATTGTTCCTTGAAACTTATTCAGATATTTATCTTTGATAAAAGTTCTTAACCTTTTGATTTGTTGTGAGTTGTAATTGCATTTTTGCTTTTCTCTAGCTGCCCACAAAAACAATTCTTCAAAAGAACTAAACTCTTGTTTTTCATTTAAAGTTACGTTAATTAAATTATTCATGTGTTATCCTTTCTGAATTCGTCTAAACTGACTTCTAAAACGTCAGCGATTTTCACCATTCTACTGAAAGAAAGGTCTCTCTTTCCGATGTTCATCAACGTGTTATAGCTGATACCAGTCTTTTTAGCTAACTCTGTGACTGTCATTCCTCTGTCAATAAGTAACTTGCTTAAAGTTTTTTTCATACTCAATCCCAAAACACAATATATAGTTTTTGATTGTATTGAAAACGCAACATATTGTGTTATTATATCCTTTCTGATATAATTGATTCATGACAAACGATTAAATAGGACCTCTTACCTCCTTATGAAAATCGCAAGTCAAATATTATGGAAAGGAGACTGTTTATGAGCAAACTTAGTCCAAAACCAAGTCGAAAAACATCTTTTAAGAGTTGGAAAGATTTAGATGAAACACTACAAGCTAGCTTTAATTTCCTTAATTCTAAAAGTGCGACAATTTCATTAGATGAATACGAAATGTCAAAATCAGAAATTATCACCGAAGCCTCGAAGCAAGGTTATAAAGTCATTGATAACAATGATGGTTACTTAGTTTTTGAATAATTGATGTGCTAAAGTTGACAAATTATTTTTTAAAACGTTCAACTCATATCTCAACTCAGCAATCTCTTCATGAGGTTGCTTTTTATTTCCGCTATACGGATAACGTTTTGGTTTCATGTTTGCTCCTTTCTTTTTGCGGTTAAACCGCAATATTAGGTAAAAAAATAATATCATCTAAATTCATATTGAATTTATTGGCAATGTGGTAAGCCATGCTGATAGTTGGTTCTGTTTGGCAACGTTCCCAATGACCCCATGTGTCTACTGAAACGCCGACTAATTCAGCAGCTTGTTTTTGATTTAATCCATTCGCTACTCGTAGCATTTTCAACGTCATTTTTTGCATATTCTCACCCCTTTCTAAAATGGTATAATGGAAATAAAAATGATTGGAGAAAAAAGTATGACATATTTTGATCACAGTGAAATAAATCTTTACAATACCATTGAACAATCCAAAGCGTTTACTTGCCCGAATTGCGGAGGCTTTGCTTCACACGAATGGAGAGCTATATCAGTTTTTTTCAATCCATTTAGAAACATAGAAACTCCTTTTATGATTATCGCAAAATGTCAAGCGTGTCAAGAATATTCAATTTGGTTAACCGATAATAAAACAATACATGAGAATGAAGCTATATCAGTTTTAGAAAATAGCGAAAAACTACTTTATCCAATTAAGATTTTAGGAGTACCTTCCCCAAATCAAGATATGCCTGATAATGTCAAAGAAATCTATATTGAAGCAAGTGAAATTCTCGATAAATCCCCACGTTCTTCTGCTGCTCTATCGCGTTTAGCTATTGAAAAACTTGTAGATCACTTAAAAGCCGAGGGGAAAGATTTAAACAATAAAATAGGATATTTAGTTAGGCAAGGGATGCCAATTGAAATCCAACAAATGCTAGATAGCGTCCGCGTAGTCGGAAATAACGCTGTTCACCCTGGGCAAATTGACTTGAAAGATAACAAAGAACTTGCAGCCTCACTTCTAACTTTTGTCAATTTGATTGTTGATAATAGGATTTCACAGCCTAAAAAAATTAAAAGCGTTTATGATTCTTTGCCTGAATCTTACAGAAAAGCTATTGATAGACGAGATAATTAAGAAGCCGGGTCAATTTCAAATACCATTTCATTTTTTTGATTCCAAAATTGTGAAACAACCCTAGCAGGATTTTCTTTTGTTCCGTTTCCTTTTCGATAAGTAATTTTTATTAATTTAACATTTTCTACAGATATTATTCCGTTTATTGCCATCGTTTTTTACCTCACTACTATCCATGCAATCAATCCAATAATCAAGCCTAGCAAAACCAAATTAGGAATTAACCCACCTTTTAATTTGAATTCCACTTCTTGATTTCCGTCTGCTGATTCATTCTTATAATGAATATCACCAAAAAGAAACTTCTTCCATTTCATATTTCTACTCCTTTCTTGTTTTGGAACTATTCGTAACAACACAGCTCTAAAACTTCTTGCGAAGGTACAACTAAATATGTTAAACTATAACCACACCCCCGAAGGGGAGGAAGCTTATGCTTCCTTTATTGAACTACCATTCAATAATGTTTTTGAATCTAAGCTTAAACCAAAGAATCTTGATTTCGACTTCTAGTTCTTTGCGTTTAGGCTTTTTGTTATGTTTAGCCATTAGCTGTACCTCCTGTTTTTGTTAAGGTCTATCTCAACCTTACGAGTTTATTATACTGCGGTTAAACCGCAATGTCAAGAATTTTTTGCGTTTTTTCCGCAATTTTTTTATTTTCTTATTTACTTTTTTGCGTTTTTAACGTAAAATACTAGGCAAGGAGGTAAGCATATGACCCAAAAAAGTGTCAAAAATAAAGAAATTTTTTCAAAAAACCTCGCTTACTATATGAATAAAAAAGGAATTGATAGAAATACCCTTTGTTCTGATTTAGATTTAAAATATACTACTGTTAGAGATTGGTTGAAAGGTATTACCTATCCAAGGATTGGTAAAATAGAACTTTTGGCAAACTACTTCAATGTAAATAAGTCTGATTTAATCGAAGATAAATCTGAAAAAAGTGACATTTCATCTAAAATCAACTTTGACCCTCGCCAAGCGATTTTACTGTCTAACTACAATAAGTTAAACGACAATCGCAAGGATAAGCTTGTACAGGTTTCCGAGAAGCTTTTGGCAGAGGAAGACGGTAGAGCCCTTGATATTTGCGAAAAACGTGCCGAATACGAAACTAGAAAGCGTGTTAGCTTACCCGTTCCCGGTAAGGTTTCAGCCGGTACTGGCTACTGGCAAGAGGACGACTATGACACTATGGTAGATTTCTACGAAGATGAAATCCCAGACGAAAGCGAATATGACACTATCGCGATTGTAGTCGGCCATTCAATGGAGCCTAAAATCAAAAACGGCGATTTTCTTTTTATTAAATTGAAAAATCAAGTTGACCTAAACAAAATCGGCATTTTTAAAGTTGATGGTGAAAACTACGTCAAGAAACTAAAAAGCGACCGCTTAGAGTCACTTAACAAAGAATATGATGATATTCAACTTTCGGAAGAAAACGATGTGCGTACAATCGGCGAAGTTGTTGACGTCTATAGGGAGTGTTAAGAATGAACGAAGAAACTAGACCAATGGAAGTTACCTGCCATGACTTAGATTGTCATTGTAACAGACGTCGTGAATGGATTAAAGTCAACGGTGAATGGCACCCTATTGAATATTCAGTAGCTGACCATAACGAGCCACCGATGACCGAAAAAGAGAAAGAAAACGTTGCTAAAATCATTATCGCCTCTATGGCAAAAGAATAAATAATTGTGCAAATACTGAACCACACTAAAAGCTGAGAATGGAGAAAAAAAGATGGGATTGTTTGCTAAACGCTGTCCATATTGCAGAAGCACCAATATTCAGTTTATGCATCAGGACAGAAAAAATTTCAATGGTTGTGTTGGTTGTATTGGATTTTTAATTTCTTGGCCACTCGTCCTACTTGGACTTATCGGTAAGAACGGAAAAAACAACTGGCACTGTAATAACTGCGGTAGAACCTTTAAAAGTAAATAATTTTTATCAATTATAGGAGAAATAAAAATGAAAAGAATGTTTTTAGTAATATCTTTATTATTTGTTAGTATTATTGTTGCTGGCTGTGGAACAACATCAACCAAAAAAGAAGTGAAATATTATGATAATGATTTTGTTACTGATTTAGGAAAGGCGTTAGATGCCAGATGGACATATACTGATGATAAAGCAAATGCTGACGTTGTAATGACTGAAGAAGGATACGAAACAGCTACTCAGACAGAGCTTGATGTTATTGAAAAATATCAAGATCTTAAATTTAAAGACAGCAAACTTAAAGAAGCTGCTTTAGCTTATATAAATGAACTAAAAAATGGTTTAAAAGTTGCTAAAACGTATGGTTCAGATTCATTTTATGATAATTGGGAAAAACATTATGATTCTAGAACTTCGAAATTAATTACAATCAATGATATCAAAAAAATTGAAGTATCTGAAAAAAACCAAAGTATTTTAGACGAATTGTTAGCATCTGGAAAAGAAGTTCAAACAAAGAACAAAAATGAAGATACAATAAAATCATTTGCTGACTCTCTCACATTTACATTGGATGAAGCGAATTCAGACGAATCTGCTTCATATTATATCTATACTGCTACTGCTGAAAATACTACTCAGTTGAATTTTGAATATTTATCTCTAAATATCAAGTTAATTGATGATCAGGGAACTACCGTTGATACTCAACCAATTTATGAAAATAACTGGGCTGCTAACGAGAAACGAAATCTTGAATTTACAACAGATAAAACTTTTTCAACTATTCAAATTACAGTAAATGATTATAGTTTAGAAGATTAAAGCTATCAACGTACAAATGTTCTTTTTAAGCTAAACAGTTAGAAGGGATATTGATTTATGACTAACCATTTTAGGGAACTTGTTCAAGAACTACTTGAACATATCGATAACAATCCATTAACTGATGAACAATTAGAAAAAATCGAAAAATGGATTGAGGAGAATAGGAAAGAATAAAAATATTATTAAGGTTTTAGGAGAACACATGGATGAAACTAAATATATTTCAGAAAGGATAGCATGGAAAATTTAGCAAAACGATTAGTCGATAAAAGTATTGAAGCTTTTATCATGGGGCTTGAAATCTATAATAAGCCGACTATTAAATATCGGATTGAAGGCTTTAGTTTCTTTATTTGCAACGCTTGGGAGTTGATGTTAAAGGCTCATATCATTAATAATGACAGTGAGGAAGCTATCTACTTTAAGGACAGCAAAGACCGAACTATATCATTGGAAAATGCAGTAGAAACAGTATTTCCAGATAAACATGGATCGTTGAGAAAAAACCTTGTCCAAATTATCGAACTTAGAAACACTAGCACTCACTTTATAACAGAAGATTATGAGCACATCTATGCGCCATTGTTCCAAGCTTGTGTGTCTAATTATATTTCTAAAATGCAAGAATTCCACCAGGAAGATATCACAAAACAAATTGCACAAAATTTCCTGACTTTATCTGTCCGTATCGACCAACTTAATCAGGAAGAAATTAAAGCTAAATATTCCCCAAAAATGGCAGAACGTTTACTAGCTGAACAAGCAAAGATTGAAAGTGAAATTTCTGCTAGTAATTCTGACTATGCTGTCCCAGTAGAAACACGATTCTATATCACTAAGCGAAAACAAGATGCTGATTTAGCAGTTAAGTTAGACAATGGTGCTGAAACAAGTGTCGGCATACTCCGAGAAATTAAAGACCCAAATGCAGTATACCCACTGACTACTAAGGAAGTTATAAAAATTGTTAATAAACGTTTAAGAGCGAAAGGGATTTTGTTAACAAAAATAGTAAGTGGTGAAAAGCAAAAAAGGCCGTTTACAACAAACGACCTACAACTATTTAATGCATTTTACGATATTAAGAAAGATGGACGCTATTGCTACCACTATAAAATCGGTAATCGATATAGCTACGCTCCAGCTTTCTGTGAGTTTATCATTGAAGAGATTGAACGGAACCCTGAAACATTCGTAGAAAACTTGAAAAAGAGGACAAAAAAATAAGATAACCCCAGGCATCTGTGAATTCTCGTCCTTTGACTTACTCCCATTCGGGAACACAACGTTAATCCTTCGCAAGTTATCTTGTTAATTATATTTTAACACATTCACTAAAAAAGTACAATAAAAATCTCTACACTCGCCTTCGCCAAAAATTGAGTGTAGAGACAATGAAAAAGTATAGTAAAAACCTGCATACTGTAGGCCTCTTTACTATACCCATTTTACCATAGAAATGAGGTATTAACAAATGTGGATTGAAAACCATAAAAGTGGAAAAATAAATTTTGTTGAAAGATATAGACACCCATACACTGGGGAGTGGAGAAAAGTTTCAACTTTAATGGACCGCGACACACCAAGATCGCGCAAAGAAGCACAAAGAATCCTTGATAGAAAAATAAAAGAAAAACTAGCCAAACTAACCACTACAGATGCAAAGTTAGTTGATATTATAAACGAATGGTGGAATCATCACAAACCAAGCCTTAAACCTACTTCTCAAAAAACAATTGAGTACAAAGTAAAAGGATTGACGAAAGTGATTGATGAAAAGGTATTACTTTCAAAAGTAACTACTAAATTTTTACAAAACTTAGTCGATGACGTCCCAGGTAGCTTCGATAAGAAAAAACGTATAAAACAAATCTTTAAACAAACTTTTGATTATGCGATCAGTATCGGATATGTTTCGGAAAATCCTGCAACTGGCGTTAAACTTTCGAAACCTCCCAAAACAATTGAAGATTTTGAAAATATAACACAAAAATATCTTGAAAAAGATGAGCTATACAGACTATTAAAAGAAATGAATAGGCATAGTGTTTCAAAAAAGATTGCATTGCTTGCAGAATTTATGGTTTACAATGGATGCCGATTTGGTGAAGCAATTGCATTGCGACCTGAAAATATTAAAGAAGAGTATATAGAAATTCATGGCACCTTAGATTACATGACTAGTGGCTATGAAAATTCTCAAAAACAAACTCCTAAAACAAATTCAAGCTGGCGTGAGACTCTTCTAACAGAGAGGGAACGGGAGATTTTAAATGAAGTTCAACTCTTAAATAAATTAGAAGAAGACACTAGCCAAAGTTGTAAGAAAACAGGTTATATATTCGTTAGCAGGAACGGCATACCCATTCAAGACAACTCATTCAACAAATCAATCCGTGCTGCTAACAATAGACTCTCAAACCCTATCCCTAAACATTTAACAAGTCATATTTTTAGGCATACGCTTGTTAGTTTCCTGGCTGAAAAGGGTGTCCCTTTAAAAGCAATTATGGACAGGGTTGGTCATTCTGATTCAAAAACAACCATTCAAATTTACACCCATATTACCAAAAATATGCGAACTGAAGTTGTCGATATACTCAATTCAATATAATTCATGCCCCAAAAATGCCCCAAAACTATAAAAAAAAGCCAATCGCACAAGCTGTAACCCTTGATACGATAGGCTTTTTAAA